AGTGACCAAGCTAGATATGAGCAACTCCCCCCAGAGGGAGACTGGAATATCTGGCTAATTCTAGCTGGCCGTGGTTGGGGTAAGACTAGGACAGGGGCGATGGACGCTGTTTGTTACGCCCTCAACAATCCAGAAGTTCAAGTGGCGGTTGTCACGCCGACCTTTGGTGATTTAAGAAGGGTGGCATTTGGCGGTATATCAGGAATTATACCCAATATTCCTAGAGAGCTTTTGTTGGAAGGTAGGGGTCAAGGATACAATGCCTCTAATCAAGAAATCCGTTTATTTAATGGCTCAAAGATAATGGGCTTCAGTGCCACAGAGCCAGACCGTTTGCGTGGTCCACAGTTTCATAGAGCATGGTGTGATGAGTTGGCGGCATGGTTTTACCCAGAAACCTTTGACCAGCTTATGTTTGGTTTGCGTTTAGGTGATAACCCTAGATGTGTAATCACTACTACTCCAAAGCCCACGCCGTTAATAAGGAGCCTGTTAAAACGTAAGAAAATTCTTATTACAAGGGGTAGTACATTTGATAATGCTGAAAACCTAGCTCCGTCAGCGTTAGAGCAACTCAAAGAAAAATACGGGGATACAAGACTTGGTAGACAAGAGCTTTATGCAGAGGTTCTTGACGATACAGAGGGGGCTTTGTGGAACTACCAAATGATTGATGAAACAAGGGTTTCAAAAGATGAGGTTCCAGAATTGAGCCGTATTATCATAGCTATAGACCCAGCCGTTACCAACAATGAGGGTTCAGATGAAACTGGAATTGTTGTTGCGGGGCAAGCGGATAATGGAAGGTACTATGTCTTGGACGATGTTTCTGGTAAGATGACACCAGATGGGTGGGGTCGATTAGCCATTGATATGTACTACAAGTATCAAGCTGACCGCATTGTTGCAGAAGTGAATAATGGTGGCGATTTGGTGGAACGTCTGATAAGAACAATAGACAACGAAGTATCATACACACCAGTAAATGCTTCTAGGGGCAAGATGGTAAGGGCAGAACCTATTGCCGCTTTGTATGAACAAAAGAAGGTTTCTCATGTCGGTATGTTTTCTGAGCTAGAAGAACAGCTTTGCTCATTTACGGTCGGCAGTAGGAAATCACCAGATAGACTTGATGCCTTAGTCTGGGCGTTGACAGAACTGAGCCAATCCAGTGGGACGGCTACTTGGAGAATCACATAATGGCTGGCATCAAAGATTTTTTTAATTTCTTCCAACAACCTACAATGCAGACCAAAGAAGCACCACAGGTTGTTTTAAGCACAACAAACACCACTCACTACAGGCGGGATAATTATGAAGCCTATGCAGATGAGGGCTATAGGCAGAACGCTATTGTGTATCGTTGTGTTAATGAGATTGCCAATGGCGCGGCCTGTATCCCATTCAAAGCATACCAAGGAGATACACAGTTAGACCAGCACCCTATATTATCTTTGCTAAACCGCCCCAATCCTATGCAAGCAGGGGTCGAGTATTTCCAAGCTGTATATTCTTATTTGCTTTTATCAGGCAATAATTACGCAATCCGTTCAGATGTGGCGGGTGAGGTGCGTGAGCTTTACCTATTGAGGCCAGACCGTGTAAGGGTCAAGCCAAGCAAGACAACAACACCAGAGGGTTATGAATATGTAATCAATGGCAAGGTTGTCAAAACGTATGATTCAAACCCGCTTACTGGTGAGGCGGAAGTTAAACACATGAAACTCTACAACCCATTAGATGATTTCTATGGGCTATCCCCGCTTATGGCGGCGGCAGTAGATATTGATAATCACAACGCTATCAATAAGCACAACATCAGCCTTCTTAACAATGGGGCAAGGCCAAGCGGTGCTATTGTATTCAAACCAACTAGCGATAGGGGTATGCCTATCCAGTTAAGTGATGGTCAACGTCAACAGCTACAGGATGATTTAGATGTTAAGTTTAAGGGTCCAGCTAATGCGGGTCGCCCACTCTTATTGGAGGGGGATTTTGATTGGCGCGAAATGGGTCTTAGCCCTAAAGACATGGATTTTCTGCAACAGAGAAACATGGCGGCAAAGGATATCGCTTTGTGTTTTGGGGTTCCAAGTCAACTTATTGGGATTCCAGATTCGCAGACGTATGCGAATGTCCAAGAAGCGAGACTCGCGCTTTACGAAGAAACGATAATTCCATTAGCCAAGCGCATACAATCTGATTTGAATGAGTGGCTATCACCGATGTATGGTGATGATATTTATATTGAGTATGATTTTGAGGCAGTGCCAGCAATGGTAGAACGCCGCAGACGCATCTATGAAAACGTAACGCAAGCAGTCCGCGAGGGCATAATTTCTCGTAACGAAGCAAGGGAACGGTTAGGGCTAGAGCCAATTACAGGAGGTGATGATGTCTATATCGCGGCTAATCTCTTTCCACTTGGAACCACAGAAACCGCACCAGCCGAAGGACAGGAGGCCGAACAAGATGGTAAAGATGCTTATGGCATGGATGAAGAAGCTAAACAGGAAGTTGAAAAAGACGTATTTACAACTGAAGGTGAGGCTGAAGATAGGGCAGAGCAAATAGGTTGCGTGGGTACACACTCACATGAGACAGCCAATGGCACAGTCTTTATGCCATGTGAATCACATGATGATTATGACCGTTTAACCAGTGAGGTTCTTGATGATGATGCAAAGGCAGAGAGCGATGTTGACACAACGCCTACTGACGCAATGGCGAAAGAGGCTGAACGCGGCCTTGCCATGCGTAAAGAGTTCAACAGAGGCGGAACAGAAGTCGGAGTTGCAAGAGCAGTCCAACTTGTCTCAAGAGAAAGGCTCTCACCGAGAACAGTAAGGCGTATGCACAGCTTCTTTAGTCGCCATGAGGTAGACAAAAGAGCCACAGGCTTTAGGCAGGGCGAAGAAGGTTATCCAAGTGCAGGGAAAATTGCGTGGCTCTTGTGGGGCGGCGATTCAGGTCAAACATGGGCAAGGCGCAAAGCGGCGGCACTAGACAAAGAGCGTGACGGCAAAAATGAAGCAATAGACATTATGCTACAGGAAAGCCCAATAGCGCACAGCGAGTTAGACCAAAAGGCAAAGATTAGTGAGGCTGTAAAGAAAGGCTTGGCTAAGAAGGTTAAGGAACATAACGACAAGCATGGCGACAAGAAGGGCAAGCGTGTCACACAGCGGATGCTGGAAGCCGTGTTCCGCAGAGGCGTGGGGGCTTACAATACAAACCCGCAATCAGTGAGGCCAAATGTGACAGGTCAAGACCAGTGGGCTTATGCAAGGGTCAATGTATTCTTGGCGGCTGTTCGTACAGGCAAGTTCAAAAGCGGTAAGTTTGATTTAGATTTACTGCCAAGAGACCACCCCCTCAGTAGTAAAAAATGAAACTAGCATACAAAGCACCACGCAATCGCATATCCATACGCAGGGAATACATAGAGCAAAACCGCTTGCGTATTGGGTTTGAGCGTAAACTGCGTCTGCAACTACAGACCTTGTTCGCTGAGACAGGGCAGAAAGCCCAGCAAGACTACAGGGATGCGGGTAGGCTTATCAACACCCAGCGAAATTTCACAACTAACCTTAAAACTATTTTGGACAGCCATTATAGGGCAGTCATAGATGAGTTCGGTCTGCGGATACTCAGGTATCAAAAACAAGATAGCCAGTTTGAAATAATCATACGCGAGTACATCAATATGTATGGAGCGATGCGGGTATCGCAGATAAGCGGCACAACCCTTGCTCAAATACAAAGAATTATCAGGGCGGGTGAACTGGAAGGATTGGGCGTATCGGTTATCGCAACCAACATCTTTGAATCAATGCGTGGGTCATTTAGTAGAATACGGTCAGCAACCATTGCAAGGACTGAAACTCATAGTGCCGCCAGCTACGCTAATCACGCAATCAATGCCAGCCTCAAGATACCCAATCAAAAGAAGCGGTGGGTTTCTGTATCAGATGACAGGGCTAGGCAATGGCACACAGCCATGAACGGCGTAGAGGTTGAGTTAGATGAGGACTTCATCGTTAGGGGTATGCCAATGGGGTACACAGGAGACCCAAGAGGCGGGGCGGCTAATGTGATTAACTGTCGCTGTGTCACCCTATACGTTACGCCAGAAGATGAAATAGAAGATTAAAAGGGGGCTTTCGCCCCCTGTTGTTTAGTTGCCGAAAGTTGTAGTTAAAACAAACTCGCCTCTGCGGTCTAACCACTTAGCGGCTTCTTCAAATGTTTGGAACCCAGCTTCATCTGCAACTGTAAGGTCGGTGTTTTCAAAGCTGGCATAGAACTCACCAAGCATATCTTGGTCAATAAATGCCTTAAAACCGTTTACAATATTGGTAGCGTTAAATTTGCCTTCAGCAACTTTTGTAAATTCAATAATCATTTTGGTTCTCCGTGGTTGGTGTTAATAACTGCTTACCCTCTTAATATAGGGTTATTGTTTACTACTGTCAACACATAAAATGATAATAATTGAAAAAAAGTGAAAATAATTGTAGATGTTGTCTATTGTTCAACATGAGTGTATGATGTACCTATTAGGAGATGCTTATGCCGATACCAAAGCCTAGCTCTGGTGAAAGCGAATCTAATTTTATGGCAAGATGCACAGGTGATAGCACCATGCTTGCCGAATACTCACAGCGTGACCAGCGGGTTGCAGTCTGTCTGAGCAGTTACCGCGAGGGCGGGAAAGAGGAGACTGTGATGGATGAAGCCCTAGTTGAAGATTTCACTGATGATTTTGATGATGATATGAAGTCA